CGAAAATTTCCCCTTTGAGGGGCATGACGCCCGAAGAGGTGGAATTCCTCAAAACGCACGCGCCTGGCATCGCTCAAAAGGCGTCCAGCTTTGTGTGGCCGCCGCAGGGCTCCAAGGCGGTCGAGTCTTCGATGGAGGCTCAGGCCGCCGAGCAGTCCCGGTGCTACATGTCTGACATCGACATAGACCGCTGGGAGAGCTTCCTTGCTGACAACACGCCATACCACTACTGGGGGCCCGTCTTCTCGAAGTACAGGACCTTCTGGCAGAGGATGGCTGACGAGATGAACAAAGAGAAGAGTTCCGGCTGGACCAAGGAGTACAAGAGTGGCACCAAACGCGCCATTCTTGAGGATCCTGATCAGCTGCAGGCCATTTACAACATTTCCTTGCTTCGGCTGGGGATGGTCATCTGCGTGGGATGGACGCGCCTCGGCGCCATGACTCCCATGAAGATGGTGGAATGGGGCCTGAAAGATCCGTCTGTCGTCAGCATCAAAGCGGAAGCGCACAGCGCCAGCAAAGCAAAGCGAGGGGCTTGGAGGCTCATTTGGGCCCAAAGCCTCGTCGATGCGTTCGTCCGGCTCACAACGTCCCACTTCGGAAACAAACAGGACATGAAAGCGTACCAGAACGGCTCTTTGCATTCGCTCATGGGTGGCCTCGGTCATTCGGACGAAGGCATTCGCCGCATCGGAACCGCGATCGACTGGCTTTCTGGGCCTGGTCTCGCGCCCGTCTGGGATCGCGATACGGTAGGGTGGGATCTTGGTGTCACCAGAGACGCCATCATGTTGTGTGCAGCACGCCGCTGTGATGCAGCCTGGGTCCATCATGATGACCTGGCAACCAGCGAGCCGTCTCCCGACCTGGTGCTGAAAAAGAGAATCCAGGGCCTCGTGTTGAGTAACGGGGTCTTATCGTCCGCACACGTGCTCGCTGTCGGCTCAAAGCTTTTCGAGTCGTGTCGGTTCGGTCAGACGGATACCGGGACGGTGGACACAACGAACCAGAACACCTTCATCTGCGCCGCGACTGCCCACAATGCCGGGGCGGACCGCGTCGCATGCGTGGGGGACGACCTCATGTACTCCGGCGTCGCTCCGCATTTCAACGAGAGACTCGTTGAGTGGGGCATGAGGTGCAAGGACAATACCGGAGCTCCCTTCGATGACGCCATTGACTTCACGTCGCATTTGTTCCGTAGAAGCAATGGCGAATGGGAGGCTGAGTTCAACAACGTCGACAAGATGTTTGCGCATCTGACCTTTCGAGCTCAGGGCGACAACATCATGGATCGCGTCACCGGTTGCGCCTTCGCCTTGCGTCACTCGCCTCAGGCCCTGGAGATGCTTAGGTCCTTTGCCATTGCGAAGGGCTGGCTGACTCCGGGTGCGAACCTCGAGATGGTGGAGGGAGAGTGGGAGTAGAGCTTCCGAGACTCTAGTAGCTGGCGACACCGGTTTAAGTCCTACCGGGGGTTAAACGCCGGGCACCAAAGCAGGCTACATACGCTTAGAGTGGCAATATTCTCTCGCTATGGCTCCTCAGCCGAAGTCTCAACGCGCCCGCCGCGCGGCTACTAGAGCCGCAATTCAGCAAGCGCGCAACTCGGCCGCTAAGGCGGCTTATCAAAGTATGGCTGCCGTAGCGGCGCGTACTCCGGCTAGGCGCAGGCGTAGACCCCGGGCCCGCATCACACCCACTAACAACTGGTTCGCCATGAAGTCTGTGGGCACGATAGACGGTTCCAAAGTGCTATGCATGGACGTTGTGCAACGCGTTTCGTTTACGTTAGGCGCTAACAACGTGGTATTTGCTGCATTCGTGCCTTACGGTAACACTGTCGGAATGCTGTTCTCAGGCGGAACTTTCACTCAATCTGTTTTGCAGTTTGGTCAGATTACAACCGCTAATTTGCAGTATATTCGTTTCGAGAAGTTTACTGTTGAGGTAATAAACACGACTGCCATGGCAAGCATCGCGGGTTCAGTTTATGCTTTAACCAATGAGGCTACCATAGGTGAAGACATTCCCACCACTGGGCCTCTGGTTGATTCGTGTTACACTTCCGTTACCCGTCATGGTAGCACTAGGGGCTTCTCAGCCGCGCACGCGGCGAAGGGGTTTGTGGTCGCTGCTCTTCCCAATGGTCAGGCTTACTTCGATAGAACGTCGTGCATCGATTCTTCAGGTTCAGCTTCCAATTGGGCAGCTAACTACGGCTCCTCGGCGGCTACTGGTTTGCCCTCCACATACCCAGCTCCAATGACACCACTGTTTCTCGCATTCTCGGTACCGGGTGTTGCACAATCTTACGAGCTTGTGCTCCGGGGTTGCGTGCAGTTGTCTTATGATCCTGGCGTCATATTGGGCGAGCTCATGTCGCCCACTAAGGTCGTGGCCCCTCAGACCATTATGAGCAGCGTAGCAGGCTTGCGTGCTGTCACCAATGTCATGGATTCAGCTCATCGCACAGCTGATGCTTTTACTGGTCTAGTTGGAGCCGTCGGCACTGCTGGAGCCGCCGCCAGTGCAGCATTAGGCTACCGCCGTGGACGCAACGGGCCGAGGCTCGGTGCGAATTTGCGGCAGGGCGGCGGCTTTACTGGCGGTTACGAGCTGTGAGGCTCACCCTTCGGGGTTTCGCGGTCAACCTTGCCGCTACCATCAAGAGGTCCCTTTGTGGGTTACACATAGCTCGCGGTCAACCTTGCCGCTCCAGTAAGAGGTCCATGGTGGGTACCACCCCCTGAGTCGGGACAGACTCCTGACGGCCTGGCGACCGTCAGACTAAAGAAGCAAAAGTTTCGCAG